TCATCCTTGTTGTCATCATCGTCATCGCGGGAACGACGCCTAGTTGGGCGCTCATCCTTATCGTCATCATCGTCGTCCCTGGAACTTCTTCGTGATGGACGATCGTCCTCATCCTCACCCCTTGAACGACGGCTTGGCTTGTCATCATCGTCACGTGACCGTCTGCTTGATTGACGCCCACCCCTATCGTCATCGTCATCATCGCGTGCGCGACGACTGCCCTTATCCGAGGATTTCATCTGCCCGTTGAACACAGAGTTGATATGGTCATAGTCGAAGTAAACGAGCATTTCCGGAATGGGGTTATCCGTGATGAAATCAAGCCACTCATTTTGAGTGTCCTCGTCCTCGTGCAGGTAGCTTGATTTGAGAAGCTTCATTTTTGCGCCTGGGTACTCTGTCTTCAGCCCCTCACCCTCACGGTAGAAGCGCAAGTCATGTCCCTTGTTTGGGTCGTCTGGGAAGAACACGTCGTGGGTGTCCTCATCAAAGCAGATGTTGGCAATGTCCTTGTCAACGGTCCACGGCATGGCCCAGAACTGCACCCCAGCCTCTTCCTCATTTCGGTCAATGAGGTAGACACCGACACGGCGCTTTGGCGTCAGTGCGTCGCCAAGTTCCTTGTCGCCATCCTTTTCGGCAATTTTCTTTGCATCTTCGAGCGGGTCATCCTTGTTCAACATTTTTGACAGAGAGAGATATGTCTGCCCATCCGGGCCAACATTGTAGTTGACCCAAACATCAAAACCAAAGTGCTTTGGGTCCTTCCACGTTGGTGGGAGAATTCGGATGATGTTCTTGCCTGCACGTGGTTTGAAGACCTTGATGTCCTCACGAACAAAGCTGTCATAGTTTCCAGAGCTCTGTTCAGCACGCTTCTTGACGTCGTCCTGACCGCGCTTCTGGTATTTGAATTCCCTACTTTTTGGCATTGCGTTCTCCTCTTTCAAACTTCTTAACAAGCCTAACTAAGAACTCTTCACGGACAGAAAAGTAGGCAGAGCAGATCACCTTCACACAAATATATACGAGTATCAATCCAAAGATGATTGCCAAGGCCGCACGAACAATCTCACCTAACACGCTCATTGACGTTTCCTACGGCCTTCAGCAGCAAGGTCCCTACTGCTCCTTGCTTCTGACATCCTTTCCCTCTTACGTTGCGTTTTGTACTCATCAACAGCACGCGGGTCCTTGAATGACTCCTTTTCAAAGTAACTGGCCACAAACAATGAGGCGAGATCCCTAAGCATGTAGGATCTCTGGTTGAATGCGTCCTTTAGTCCCTGAAGAACGTCGGCTTTTCTTTTTGCCTCAAGATACTCATCCAGGTGTGCAATGTGCTTTTTGTGGAGGGCTATCTCGTTTTGGATTTTTGACTCCGTTACCTTCTCACCTGCCTTTTCGCAGTCACCTCGAATGTTGGCGTAGAGCTGTGCATCCACCCTGCCAAGCTCTTCTTTCATGAAATCCCTAACAGAGCACGCCTCAGCAAAAGCTTCACTTACCCTATAGAACAGGGAAGGCTGTGCATTGATTTCCTCGTCGAGTTTGTGTTTGTCAATGAGGAGAAGTTCTGAAAACTCCTCAACACTGAAACTTCGTGCAGCCTTTGCCATATCACTATTCCTTGTGTAGCTATTAAACTATACGGTCCATTTCCTATTTATTGAGACCCAAGGCAATGCCCACAGATAGAAGCAGCGGGGCATACTTATCCGTTTGTTTATAAGCCTCGGAGAAGCACTCAAGGATGGACAGCAGTTTCATGGCCTGACCATCGTTCTTTGTGTTTAGAATTACAGAGGCCAAATAGTTTGCAACAACAATGCGCACCGATTCTGCCTCGACGCCAGCTTTTGATAGTGCCTGAAGTGTGACAAGCGCGGCACCCCAACTTCGCCCCTGCTTGGCCACGAGAAGGCGGCACAAATCAATAACCTCCTTTGACCGGCCAGCCGTTTGCATAATGGCCATGGCATCATTTGTGGACTCACAGAATTTACATGCCTCAAGGTTAACCAAAGCTTGGCGTGGGCTCCCATTGCTGTTTTCAGCAATGGCATCTAACATGTCATCTGAGGTATCAAGCTTTTCTTTATTAGCAACGTGTGCAAGAAGGATGAACAAATCATCTTCGCTTACTGGCTTCAGATCATGTCTGACACAGCGTGTTTTCATTGTGTCAGGAACTTTCCCTGGTTCTGTTGTACACAAAATCCAATAAACGTGTGGCGGTGGTTCCTCTGTTGCTTTAAGGATGCTGTTCCACGCTGACTTTGAAAGTTGATGAACCTCATCGCAGATAACAACCTTATGAGGGATCTCACCGATTGCCTTGTAAAGAAGAGACGACGTAACACTTCGCATGTCATCAACTGCGGAGTGTGTGGCACCGTCAATTTCCAAAATATTTGCGTCAGTTGCCTTTCCACCGCAAACCGCTTTGGCAATAATTCTTGCGATGGTAGTTTTACCAACCCCAGATGGACCGGTCAGAAGGAATGTGTGGGCAAAACCATCTTCAAGTGTCTTTTTCAGCGACCTGATTGCACTCTTTTGCCCAACTACTTCATTAAATGTTTTGGGCCGGTATTTGGTGTGATATGAATCTGACATTTTACACTTTCCCAAATTGCAGTACTATTTCTTTTCCATTGTCCGCCATGTCCTGGAAACAGTTTGGGGCAATGCCATAAACAACCGCAGCAATCTTACTTGCCAGCCGTTGTATCTCAAGGTCTGCTGCTTCACCACCACGGAGACCAATGAAATGCCTCAGTGTCCTGATGTTGGCTGACCAGACAAGCCGCGTTTCCGCACCACCTGGAAGGCACCAACGGGCAGCCTCATTGGCGCGTTTTCTCGCAGCGGTTCCTTTATACCCAGCTTTTTCTGCTTCCTTTTGTGCAAACTTTTGGTAGCTTAGATAATTTTCAACAGCCACCTCGCAGATGTCTTTGAATTGTCCTTCCTCCCAACCATCACTCTTTATTCTTTCACAAAGTAGCGGCGGGACAACAAAGTTAATATCCTTTGCATCAACATACCGCTGGCTTTCCTGACTAATGGCAACACCAATACGGTGTCGTACCAACTCATGTGTAAGTGTTCTGGAAACACCCTGAATGATGAAAGTTAGTTGCACATGCTCCAAAACGGATCCGTGTCCGCTTTCAAGAATGTTCCGCAAGTACTCCAAGTTCGGACGGCCTTGGTTGAAAGATCTGTAACAGAACCTTCCAGCCAACTCTGGGATGTGGTCAACCTCATACTTCCCAACGTCCTTGAGTATGTCATGAATTGGACCGCTCAGTTCAATGCCACTGTCCAAGGCCCATGCGGTCAAAGCGTTTGCATTGATTTGGCTGTGACCAATAAGGTACACCTTTGGTTCATAGATAAGTTTGATTTCCATGGCTCAGAGGTCCTTGTGTGAGTAGAACTTTCCAATCGTCTCCATGTCATACCAGTTCTTTCCAATACTTATTTCAACGGACATGGGGACGTTCACCCAACTATACGGCACACGCAACATGGTGTTGAGAAATGTATCAATGGATTCTTCAATGACCTTATCTGTGTTCTCACACATAGCAATCAAATCGTCGTGAACGTTTACCCGTGGATGAATAAACATGTTGCCTGTTTCCATTGCTTTTTCAGACAAACGGTTCATTGCATCCACAGTGATATCTGAAGCAGTTCCCTGAATTGGATGGTTAATTACTTGGTTCCTAGATAATGGGTACCAGCGCAATCTCCCTGTGAGTGTTGATGTATACCCTTCTTTGTAGTAGGTATCCATTGTTCTGTCTTGCCACTTCTTGAATCCAGGCAACTCGGACCAGAAGTGTTCCATCAGTTCATTAGCTATTTCAACTGGTATGTTAAGGTACCCAGCTATGGACTCAGCCATGGCCCCATAAAATGCTGGGAACACAAACTTGTTCTTCATCCGTTGTCGGAGATCTTTTATAACATCTTTATCAGATGCAAACTTTCTCCCACCAATTATTTCAGGGTAGATATCAACTATCCTGTTTGACCAATCCATGTGAATGTCGTAGTCGTGCCACAGTGCATCAACAAGGTACTTGTCCTTGGAGCACATGGCAGCAGTGCAGCCCTCCTGCTGTCCATAGTCACCTGATAGCAGTATGAAACCTTTAGGGGCAGCTATACCCCGACGCACCCACTTTGATTTTCTCTTTGGCCAGTTTTGTAATGATGGGTTGTCAAAACTTAGCCTGCCGGATTCAGCAAAGGTTGAGTTGATTGAAGGATGCAGATACCCATCCGGGAAAATTACCCTCTTCTTTATTGCCTCTTCATCCAACAAAGAATCATCAAGGCAGAGTCCGTCGCAGTATGTTGATTTTAGTTTGCTCCGTGATCTTAGGTAAAGGATGGCCTCTGCAATTGGGTGGTCTATCTGGGTTAGGACATTCTCATCAACTGAATAGGTGTATGGGTCATCACCACTTTTTAGATGCTTTTTTAGAACTTTGATCTCTTCTCTCTTTAGATAATCCTTAAGGAGCAAAATAAGGTCTTTGTTGGATAGAGGGTTGAACTCCTTATGATCTTTTATGAACTGCTTCACAACCTTCATACTTTGGATGTCATCAATGACCTCTTTTATTCCTTGATCCTCATCAGTTCCATTTTGGAGGTCATTGTGGATACTCTTGATTGCCTTTTGGCTGACTGGTACACCAAGCCTTTGCATAAGAGCAATTGTTGGCAACCTTCTTATTTGTTGATCATAGATAGATGGGTCACTTCCTTTTGACTTATTCAGTCCAAGATAACTTACTATTCTGTTTTGTTTGAAGAAAAGATCAAATGTAAACTTTGTGTCTAATGCGTTATAAGGGAGGATGTTCTCTATTTTTTCATCTGCAAGCTTTGCCCTGTTGACCTTGGATATTGATTTAAGATGCAAACCAAAAAACATCAAACAGAGGAAGTCCAGGCTTTGATAGACAGCCTTCCTTTCATCATTCCTCTTTTTCTCACCAGTTCTTGAATCTATCATATATGCTTGTACCATCGTGTCTTCCCATCTTGAAGCACGGGCTATTTCTTCACCAAAGAAATTTATCAACCAAGATAATTCAAATGGAACGTGGTGAGCAATTTTTGTGCACTTCTTTTCCATGAGAAAGTTGTGCAAACATATCCAAATGTTTCCTTTTTCTTTCACTGTCCATTTTGAGTTCTTATGGTCAACATCAAACGC